AAATAGGTTTCGAAATAGTCGTCTGTGGCGCCGGTTTTTTCCTCGTCGGTAAGGTCTCCAAATTTCATCGTGTCCCTAAACCCACGAGAAGATTGATTTATTGTTTTTATTGATTCTTGTTGTTTTCGTTTGTCTGTGAAAAGATTTGCTCCAGCAAGGAATATATCTGTGAAGGCTTGCTTCATTTGCTGTGAAGATTTAGCAGCAGCCAACCCCATTCCTTTTAGGGAATCCGTAAATTTAATAGTGGTATCGTAAAGATTGAAGCCCATTTCGTGTGCAAGTTTTTCGAGTTCCGGAATTGATTTTCCGGTCATCTTCGTTAATTCGTCAAGCCGTTTTGTCATAACTTTGTCTTGCATTTGATAGGCAGCTGTTTCTCCTTGCGTTAGACTGCCGGTAGCTTGCAGTGCTGCCTGAACAGTGTTGTCGTTTTTGAACATCTCTTTGCGTTCTTTATTGCTGGTTTGAACACCTTGTTTTGTTTGCGCCGCTAAAACTTTTTCAAGGAGCGCCGCATTTGATAAGGCTCCTGCTGATCCAGCAGCATTTGTGCCTTCTACTATATTTCCTTCGACTATCCCTCTAAGTGTTGCTGATTTTTCCAAATATTGCCTACCCAATCCTTCGAATGAGCCCCTGTCTTTCATGGCCGATGTGTCGCCGCCAGCATCCTTAATTGCTTGAAGCCTGTCTTGACTTCTAAAGAATTTTTGAGCACCTTGTCCAACAACGCCTTTAAAAACTTCCGCCATATTATTTTCCATAGCTTTTTTTGCTTTTTTGGCTTCAGCCTTCCCCTTATTGATCATGCCCTTAAAGGCGCCAGCAAGACCACCAATCACTGCACCAGCGAGTGCTCCGCCTGGTCCTAAGTAGGAGCCAAGGGCAGCTCCACCTGCTGCTCCAGCTAGCAACCCAGACTTTGCGCTTGTTGCGTTGTATGCACCGCCCAAGCCCGCAACAGCGAGCCCTGCTCGTGCATCCATTTGTGCAACCATTCCACCAAGCGCCATTGCTCCCTGCATCTCTTCCGGCACATACTGACTGGCAATTCCAAGCCCTAAGCTGGAACCCATTTTGCCACCCATGCTCTTACCGAATTTATTTGAAGCCGCACCGAATCTTGTGTTATTTCGATTTACTCGATTAAGGTCTCTAGCCCTATCAAGACGGGCTTTATTTTTGGCGATAAATCCAGTTTGCCCAGCACCTCCCTGACTTTTAGCTGTAGTCCTGTGTTTGTAGTCTTGTTTTATTCTCTCACGCTGATTGTCGACATCTATGTTCCCACCACTACCAAACATTTGTTTGCCAGATGCATCAAGCATTGGGCTGCCATCTGGATTTTTGAGAGCCACCTGCATATTGGGATCGTAAGCTCCACCCATTGCGTAGGCCATCATGCCAGCCGCACCGCCATACATTTTTTGAGCCCTACTAGTTACTCTGTCTGTTATTGCTTGACTATAATCTTTGAATTGACTCCCTCTTACATCCCTCATTGGCATTGCTGCTGTTGCGTCTACCCGCGCAATATCCATAGCGGAAGCATTTAAGCGACTCTTATAATCTGGGAACGCCGTTCTTGCTTGTTCTGCTTTGAGCGCTCTGTTGTATGCCCTGTTTTCTGCATTCTGTATTCTTTGTTGTTTTCTTTCGTCGTACCAATTGGCGGCAGCGCCGTCCATGTACATATGTCTGCCAGTTCTTCTGGCTGAGCGCAAATTAAAATCAGACGTTGGGTCTAACTTCATCGCTGCCCCACCCCTAAAGGTGCTGAGAGCCCTTTGATCGTAGGCGTCAGCACTTGTATTCCCTTGATTAAAAGACGCTCTTCTGGCATCGTAGCCCATCGCTGTTACAGCTGCTGGATTGCTTGGCCCAAGATATCCACGTTGATCCATGAATGCTAAATTTCTTTGACTTGCATACATTGGAACAAATCCTGCACCCCTAGCACCGGAAGCAAGTCCTGGACCGGCTTGCTGACCTGTCCCTCCAGGACCAACTGGTCCGCGCGGTGCGGCATTTGGCCCTGCGGGATTTCCGTTTACGTTTACGTTTGCTGCAGTCACATTCATCTGTTGGGTGCTTTGTATTGCTTTTGATTCCGGCGTAAAACGACCAGTCACTTTGCCCATCGCACGACCGGCAAGACTAAATGCGACAAGTGGAGCCAATGCTGACATTAGGCCCTTGCCCATTGTGCCGGTCATCATTTTTGTCATCATCCCAAAAACCTGAGAAAGCATGTTGACTATTTTTGTCAAAAATGGAAGAAGATCAAAAAACCCTTTTTTCAAATTCATAAATAATTCAGAGGCCTGCCTAATCATTCCACCAAGGGCTTCACCAAATGCACTTACCTGGACTTCATTTTTTTGTAGTAAGTCATTAAATAAAAACATATTGTCTGCGCCGGCACCAAGCGCTTGACCTATGGGTTTAAAAGCTTTTTCTATAACTTTTGCACCTTTTTCTAGTGGTGCCATATACTCAATAACGCGTTTCCAGCCTTGTTTAAACTCCGTCATCCAGTCGCCGACTCTGTCGAACATACCAATAGCTTTTGGCAAATATTCACGAATTGTTTTTACCATCCAATTGCTTAACTTGTCGACTCCGTTAACAAATCCGTCAAGCAGTCCCTCAAATCCCATCGATTGACCTATGGTCGCAGATATTCTCTGAAGGTCTCTTCTAATTATTTTGAATATGTCTTCAAAAGCTCCTTTTGCTGGTTCAAGAAATTGATCACCAAAATCTGCAAACTCTGTTTTTAACCGAGTCATATATACTTTGAGTTGACCAATTAAGGTATTGTTTACTGCAGCGAATTGTCCAGCAACACCACCCTTCTCTGCAAGAAGACCAGAAAACAACGCTTCCTTAAAACCTTCTTTTGTTTGCGTAAATTTTGAATCTTTGAGCGCTTTCTGCATTTCTGGACCAAGCTGACCTGCCGCCGCCTTGACATCAGCAAGACTTTTTTTCTGATCATTAAGCGCAGCAACAACAGCAGCAACTTGCTCTATTGCTTTTTGTGGGTCCTGTCCGGCGGATCCGAAATCCATTAACGCTTTAATAGCTTTGCCGCTTGCGTTTATTTGTTGGACATTCATGGTTTTAGACATAACACCGTATGCTTTATTTAGACCATCAATTCCCAGAACAGCCAAGCCCGCATCAGCCTGTAGATTACGCATGGCCATTCTCGTTTGATTCATCGCTGAACCGAATTCTTTTGCGCCCGATCCCCTGTAGGCGTACATTACTGCCTGTTGTTCCCTCATTGCCGCAGCGGCTGCTCCAAGCGCCATGGTTGCCGCCGCCGCACCACCAGCCAAGACCTGCATGGCTCCGGAATACGCCTTTACAAGGAACCTTCCAGCACCGAGGATAAGGTGCCAACCCAAAAATGCAGCGCTAAGTAAACCCATTTCCAGCAGAACACCCTTTATTGCTGTTGTTAAGAATTTGGTTATCCCTTTCCCGGCCATTTTTACTGCGGAGTCAATCACGTCAAAACTTTTTTTCATTTTTAAAGCGGCGGATTTAACGGCAATGACAGAACTTTGCATCATTGGCCCCATGCTGTTTTTGCCTATTTTTTTGGCGGCTCTATCGAGAGCCATCAATTCAAGGCGTGCTTTTACGAGGTCTTTTGTTTTGGCATCAAATACAATTTTTATTTTTACAAGCTCGTCTGCCATAGCTTTTTGCCACTTCTTTATGTGATTTTTAAGTCACGTGAGTGTAAAAAGCGCCGGAGCTATGCAGGCATTTGGTTATGCCTGCTGAGTCTTCGACTTGCGCTCTTGCTCTTCGCGGTCGTTAGATATAACTTTAGCACAAGCCATTAGCAGTAGCCAGTCAACATCATCTTTATCTAGTAGGTCTAATGGACTCTGTCCAAATAGTTCCCCTAGTCTTGCTGCTGATTTAATTAAGGAATCCTTGACTAGCTCGTCGAAGATTCCTTCGTAGGGTCCGATGCGGACACCGTATCTGAGTATCCGGCGGCATCAAGAATTGCTAATGCGGCCGATTCGATGTGTGGGTCGACACCAAAAAGTGCTCGAACTGCGTCCGGAACTGGTTTTGTGGTTTCTGTCATTTCAAGAATAAATGGATGAGCGAAGTTCATGATGTTGCCATACTCGTCAAACACCTCTTCGTCGTCCATGTGAATTCCGATTGTGGTATGCCCGATGACCAAACAGGCAAACCTTGTTGCATCAAGACCGTTTCTGGAATCCTCGCCGCACTGTTTTCTCCAGTTCTTCATCTGTGTTTGAGTAATGTTCGGGCTTACCTTAACGAACAAACCCGGTCTCTCTGGAACTTCAATAAGAACTGGTTTTCTTTCAACTTTCTTTTTGACCAAATCACGCAGTCTGTTTAACTGTGTCTCTTCTTTGGCTGCTGAAATGGTTGCAGCACTAGAAACCGCTTCCTTTAATGCAGCCTTCTTTGGCTTTGAACTATCTGATTCTTCTGTCGTGTAAAGTGTGTTGTCGCTCATGTTGAGAAAACTAGCACACCCAAACTTCCCGTAGTGGAAGTGTCAGAATTATCTTGTAGTTGAAGTAACGTCCGAGATTGCAAACGTAAGAGCAAATGTCGCAGGGGCACCAGATGAAGAATCTCCGTCTGGTTCTGTGATGCCAACCAATAGGGCGTCATAGTAGTAGCGGTCATTTGTTGGATCTTTGATGTCACAATCGTAAACAGATATCACAATGTTGTAGTAAGCGATACCGACATATTTACGAAGCCCTTGCAGTTTGGCGCCAATTCCAGCAGCCGTCTCCGCGCTGACCATGTCATCGTCATAGTGGGCGGTCAACGTAATGTCGCCAATCTCTGACGGAGCGCAAAGAACTGTCGGACGCGACTTGCCACCCTCATAGATTTTTTCTACAGAGGCTGTTATTTCGCCGCCAGACACCTGAGCGAACTTGAAACCCGTCCATTTAGGAAGGTTTGCTTGAACGTTCGTTTGCTGCTTGGCGTTGCTCGCAAAGTTGCTTGGGAATATTTCCGCAAGTACTTGTCTCTGTGCAATTTTAGCCATTTCCTATTCCTCCGTTATACGACTGTTGAAGTCAGATTTGATTTGACGATGTCAATTTCAATCTTGTCACCAACGCTGGACACTCTTACTCCAACGCGAGCTTTGACAAGACCTGTTTGCAACTGAGCAGGCGGGTTGATTGATGAATCACATTTAACTGTGTATCCATTATCAAGTTGCTTGCCATTTGCATCGAATGCTGGATAGAGGGCGCCAAGGTCTCTCATTCCTGCAAGAATTACTACAAGCCTCGCTTCAATATTTGCAAAAATTGTATTTCTTCCATCAATTGTAGAGAAGACAAGATCTTCAAGCGAGCGATAGCACTCAGTGACAATCGTATTGACAACGTCTTGCTGTGTGACATAGCGGAAGTTGTCTGTGTCTGTCGAGAGTGAACGAGCGCCGTAAATTCTGACGGTATTTTGAATTACACGAATTGCATTTACTGCACTCTCATCAAGGTCATCGCCAGTTATCTTGTCGATATCAACCGCAGCACCGCTGACAAACTTCGCTGCAGAAATAAGGCCTGCCGCTGGAAGTTGTGGTCCTGTTTGATTGTGTGCAACTGCTCTTTTTGCTGCAACATATCCATCTGGTGGAATCGTTCTAAGTACACCAGCAATGCCGGATGGTACCGTAACCCATGGATAATAAAGAGCAGCGTGTTCTGCGTTTTCGCCAGCTTGATGTGCTAGGGCTATTGCCTTGACGGCCGCCACTGATGCGTCAGAGCCTGCGTGCAGAATTGCAACTCTGCTGTAAGCGTTTGCGTGTGCAATTAACCCTTCCCGCACTGCCTCGTCATCGTTGGTCACCTCAGGGCACACAACCGCACCGGTTCCAAGAGCGTCATTAAAGACACTCAATGCAGCCACATAGGTTGATGCGTTTACTTGATTTTCGAATGCGTTTCCAGCAGCAAGTGCTGTTACGGCAAGTGCTGCAGGAAGTGTTGATGTTGAATTGATTGATGCAGACACATAGCGGGCTGCAATTGAGCTTGAATTTACTCTTCCAACTATTTGAGACGATGAAGAGCAATTCCCGGTTGTGTAAACCAATGCATCTTCGTAGTACAAGTTGAGTTTGACTAATGAACCGGAAGCTACCACTTCCGCGTCAACATTCGCACTCCACGCGCCAGGCCCGTTTGCTGTGAGCGTAATGCAGGCTGCCGCAGCGCTGTTGTTGAGGACTAGAGTTCCAACAGTTGCACTTGCTCCAACTGCGCGAGCTACATAGGCTTGCGTGCCACCTTCTTCAAAAAATGTTCCAACCGTTGAGTAGAGATAGGAGTCTGAGCGGTATTCGCCAAACATGCTTTCAAAATCCGCAATGCTTTGAACCAGAACTGCTTCACCGCTTGGACCTCTATTGGCCAGACCAACTACAAACAGCTGTGATGATTCACGAACTGTAGCTGTCGATGGACCGGTTCTTACTGAAGTTGATATAACTACGCCAGGCATAGGACCTTCCTATTACTTCTCATTGGGGTTGGATTCCCTTATGTGAGTCAATTGTACAGAAGCAAAGTGATTATTTTGTGCAACTATCACTACAACCTTAAAGAAGTGACTTTAATAAGAAAAACATTTATAAATCATACACCAGGGCCACTAACCGTGACCTCATCATCGACTCTCGTGAGGGTGATTCTGTTGTCTAGTGATTCAAGATTTAAATTAGAAATAGGAACTCCAGCCCCAACAGAGGAGGTTTCAAACTGTATTTGCTGGACGTCTGAATAACCTTTTCTCATTACTACTTCATCTATTTGAAGGGTGTAAGAAACATAGGCTCCAGCCATCACCCTTTCGCCCTTCAGTAGCGTTATGTCCGAAAACTCTTCACGAATAGTTGATTCATCTATGATTGCTCGAAACGATGTTCTCGCGTCATAAGACTTCAGGCATGGATAATCAAGGAGGGCTGATCGAACAACTGTCGTCATCCTGTCTCTCATTAGGGTGCAATCCTCCGAGCCCTCGGTACGAACCCACACATAGGTACGCATTGAATAACTAACTCTGTAAAGAGGGTCTCCATTATCCATCCCAATTCGCTCTAATTCGTTGGTCGTCAAAACGGTAGTGATTATTGATGGCCACCTATCAAGCGCCAGTGGTTCGTGAATTATGTATTGCTCTGGTAGGGGGAGTTCGCGATTGCTTATTGTCCACCCATTGTGGTATTCAACAATTCTGGTTGGGATATCTAATTGCAAATAATCGTTTACATATTTTTTTGCGAAATGCGCGCCATTCATTAGGCTTATCATGTCAATTTGCTTCCGTGCTTAATATACTTTCGTGCAAGCCTCCCAAGATCTCTATCAAAGTCGCGGGGAGTAAAAAGGATGGGTCTTGCTGGCATATTTTCTGTTCCGTATTGATGAAATTTAGCAATTCTGTTATTGACAACAAACGTCGCTGATTGATCACTTGATGAACCACCAACAATGTCAAGATTGGTTGCATCAAAAAACAATTTACCAGTTCTTATCATTAATGGGGTCGCCCAGTGCGTTGCTTTCCATGCACCATACTCTGGAGACAAAGGAGGCCATGCACCCCCAAGCATCGCCCTGGCCGACATTGAACCTTGCGATAAAAAGTTCTCTCTGTTTGATTCTTCTAATTTATTTTTTGCCCATCTCAAAACAGGACCCATATCGCTGGTTCTATCGCTCATGTCATCAAGACGCTCTTTTGCTTCGTCTGAATCAACCTTGATTCGTGTTACTACACGTATTCTTGCCACGGCTATATCCGTGTTCTTTTATATTTTCTCAAAGTTGAAAGTTCAGAATCAAGAAAACCTGTTTCAGCTATTGCAACATTTCGCGGATTAAGGTCCTTAACACCAACAACATCGTCGTGCATATTTTGCATTTCACGAGTTGCTGCTCGAAGAATCATCAATTTCAGAACCGGAATACTCTGGCCATCAAGACCGGCTGTGTATGTGATTGTTATTAAATCGTCTGGGTTTCCATAATAATAATCAATTCCATAAGTTCTTTTTATATAGTGTGTTTCATTAACAAGAGTTCTTTCTACACCGTAAACTGGTTTAACTTTAACGCTAGATATCGAAACTATGGGTGTATTTTTTAGATAAATTGATGGGGCAGGTTGAGAAAAAGTATTACTATCAACAATATTGTCGTTGAAAGTGTCCGAATAGTTTAGGTCGTTTACGGACAAAAAAGACGACATCGGAACCCCCATGTGACCAGAATCAAGTCTGTGTTCTTCCACGAACTGCTTCTGCTCTATTGGTCTACGAAGAAATGATTCAAGTTCGCTTTGAAGTCCTGCAAGTATCATCTCGCATGCGTCAATTTGACGATTAGTGAGAGATATATCCATATAGACCTTGAGGTCATTTACTGTTACAAGCGCCATGTCATCCTCTGGTCAAAAGTTATTGAAATTCTCTGCAGCTCACAATTTTAACATTTATTACATATTTTTAAGGTCAACGATTGATTGACCAACCAGTAGGGTGGTGATACTGTACAGGAATGGCCAAAACAAATAAAGCAGAAATAAAGGAAGATGTAGTTAACATCTTGAACCACGTAACAGAAACCTTATTTTATTTTTTTGAGGAAAACGAAGAAAATCTTGAAGAAGACGATGAGGCCTTAGACGATTTTCAATATTTCATGTGGGTGATAGCAAATGTTGCTATGGGTGCCGCAGGGATGACTGTGACCGGGCGCAATTCTGACGGCACAATTAACGCCGTGTTCAATCCGGTAAAAAGCGTTAAAAAATTCATCCAAGAAGAACATGTGTCCGAGGACGGGGATAGATTTTTTGAAGACATGATTGAGTTAGAGGAAGACCCATCAGAAATCGATTTGGGTGGTTTTACGGAGCTATTTACGGGAACGAAAGAAAACTAAAACTATCTCTTCCGTCTGCTTGTTCTCTTTTTCCCTGCAGCCCTGCCAGCCCCTCTAACATTTTTCTTGGTCTTTCTTTGAGCACTGCTTGCCCTTTTAGCAGACGCCGCAGCTCTTGGTTTTTTTACCAGAGGTGGGCGAAAATCTCGAGTTGATAAATTTCTAGCAGGCGAAACGCCACCCACCCTATCGACTCTCGCAATACCTAATTTATCTAGCCCGGCCCTATCCCCTACCTGCCTTCTTGATCTACCAACCCTTACTCCACCTCTGCTCTGCATTCTTTTGTATGCTCGGTCCTCAATATCTCTATAGCCCTTTGGCTTGGTGAGACCGAGATAGGTTTGTGTTGTTTTGCCTCTTGGGTCATCGGAACGGGTCGTTTTCCCCTCGCTACGTTTTGAGAATTCCGTTGTCTCACTTCTTTTCATTATTTTTTTAGTTCGTTTATTCCTGGCGAGCTTAGCACCCTTTGAAGGCGCCCCTTTTTTAGTTACGCCCTGAGTGGAGTATCTTTGCATTTTGTAGACATCGCCATATTTACCACGCTTCAAATCTCGCTTTGTCACGCCAAAAATATCTGTAGCTAATTTGGCCAACCTGTCATATTTCGCTTGATCTTTTTTGCTCAATTTTGCAGCTTGTACTTTTTTGCCAGCTTTTTTGGCAGCCTGAGCTCGACGCTTAAGCGCCTCTTCTTTTTCATTAAGGTTTCTTATTCCCTTATAGATAGCTGCAGCATCGTCTGCAATATCCGGGCCGTAACGTACACCTGGCATAAAACTCCTTGGACATAAAAATATACCAGAGTTTATGGTGTCAAACTTGACACCATTTAATCAAGTTCTTTTATTTATCTATCTGGGTTTGGGGGAGACTCAAAAAATGATTTAGGTGAGTCATCTTTACCTGATGGAGCCTCAATTGGAACCCATGCTCGAGCGTAATTGTGTTCTTTTATTTTTCTGACCTTGATCAAACTGCTGTCAAGCATTAGCGATAATTCATCTGACTTCATGCATAGAAGGTCATCAAAATCTTGATTGGTATATCTTCCCGACCTTCTCATCTCCCTAATAATTCTTGATAATTTAGCTGCAACGACTACCGACTTGCCTCTATTGAGCTGTACGTGCATCATCATCGCTTCGATTTTGTCGCAATCGTGAAACACTACCGGGATCATCTCTCCATGTATTTCTGATATTTTATCAATTTCCATAAATAGGTTGTATCTCTCGGAGCCATCAATTATTTCCCTCGTCTCCCGACGAACATGAAGTGGCTGTATAAAGCCGTACTGCATCAATGACGATGAAATAACGAAAAGTTCAGGTCGGAGAGTGTATGTTGACTTCCAGTCGGGGACAACTAATTGCCCTCGCTCAACTAATTCAATTTTTATATTTTTCATAGTTCTATTTCTCTTTCAAGAATCCTGACAGCATTTGCTTTCGTTTTTGGGCCAACTGGCGTTGGTGAGTTCACATCTATTTCGTTCAGCATCAAGTTACGTATTAACCAGCTAATTGGGTAACCATAGGGGTCCTGAAGATGTTTTTTTCTAAATTTAGAGACATACACACGGGCTTCCATTTTTCTTCTATCGCCAACAAGATATTCGTCAATGAATTCAGAGGCGCCATCAAAACCCAGACCAGAATATCTTTCTATTAATTTTTCACTATCGAATTCTGGCCACCATCTTCGCTGCGCATCTATAAATGGAAAACATTCCCAAAGTCTGTCATAAAATTCAGGTTCAGTAGCTATGACGTCCCCTATGCGTCGAATTGCTGTTGCGTGAAGCGGTATGCCGACCCTAGTGTTGCTCCCGGTCGACATAGCTAGATCGTAATACTCACAATATTCTGCGTTATGCTCTTCAATGATAAATTTAAAAACATCATTAGTATTCCAGTCGTAAATTACTTTGGCAAATTTAAGTGGAATTCCAGCTTTTAGTTTGTATGGAGTGTTGATGTAGTTTTCGTGCAATTTTTGCACAACAGAACGATATCTAACCATAGATTCACTTGCCCTTACCCCGGTCAAAAAAGCAACGTTCCCCTTTTTCCCTTGCATCGTGTAGTAGTCGGTTTGTTCTGGAAGTGATGTTTCATGAGATAAACCAAAATCATTTGCATTGATGGCAAATTGAGGCATATCTCTAAGCCACCTTTTTTGCTCTCCCCGCTGTTGACTCCAAAGAACAGTGGTTAGTCGATATCCAAGAACCCATATTTCTGCCGGGTATGGCAAACAATACCACTCCATATCCACCCAATCATAATTTCTGACTTTCTCTACATACTCAACAACGCTTGGGCTGACCATTTCTTCATCTCTAAATATTACTTTTACCGGGCCAAGATTTCGTTCTTCGTGAATTTCTTTCGCAAGATACAAAACTGCTGTTGAGTCTTTACCACCAGAAAATTGAACACAGACGGTATCAAACTGATCGTAGACGTGACGTATTCTTTGACGCGCAGCGTCAACACACGACATATCCAGAAACAGTCTCTGTCTTGTCACGGGGTGTGTTCTGAAATAAAAGATATTAATTTTTCCGCAACAGTATCGCCTTCAAGGCCTGCATCGGAACGTAACCATTTAATAAATGCGTACCATTCGGCTTGCTGTTGGGTGTTGTCAAAGACAATTGTGTACTGAACAACTGCTTGCGGAGCGGAGCGTGGAGAAACAGTTGTAGACCCCCTTACAACTGCATCATTTTGATCCATTTCTGGACGAATATTTATTCGTTGATTTCCCTCTTTGTCTTTGGTTATAGACACCGTATTCATGTCTAGGGAGGTGTTCTTTGGTTTTTCGTCTTCCTCTTCTTCCTCTTCTTCCTCTTCTTCTTGATCTCTAATTATCACCGGGGGAACATAGGAGCCAGAACTAACAACTTGATATTCATCTCTTATTGCAGATTGTTCAAGTTCAGCTAATTCAAACTCGTCCCAACCCAAACTGTCTATGAGTTCTGGATACTCCTCATGGATCTCCATAATAAATTCGCTAAGCATCTCTGGCTCTGTGTATCCAAGCTCCATGGTTCTGTTGTCAGCTATAGCAAACGCAATCGCTTTCTTGTTGTCTACGTCATAACTTACGGCGGCTATTTTGTCCCAACCAAGCTGCTTTGCCGCTTCAAGTTGATGATTTCCGGCAATAACCGTAGATGTTCCGTCGTCGTTAGGTCTTACGACTATTGGCTTGATTTGTCCAAACTCCTGATACGAAGCGATGATTGATTGCACATTGCCTTTTCTTGGATTCCCCTCTAGGGGGACAAGGGTGTTTACATCGACCGCAAGTTGTCTTAGTGATTCATGTATTTTGTCTGTCATTTCTATACCTGCACCCTTACGTTTGCGTTAAGTGTCCGCATAGCATCTATCGATGTTCGTAGCGACAACAGAAGTTCGCGTTTTGTTTTTACTAAAGCTTCAGCACACTTGTGGTCGAAGTTTTGTTCATCCATTTTGTAATCGGCCCAAGCTTCTCGTTCTTTTATCGAACCTTTTGCTGATAGGTATTCTCGAGCCCAAGTAGATTTGTATAGCGCTTCTTTTTTTGCTGAGTCCATAGCTAGCGTTTCAAATTTTTCAGTTTCAATCTCAAGTCGGTCAAGAAGTCTGAGCAACTCTTGTTCTATGTCTACTTGACTAATTGGTGATGTTCTCATTGTTTGATTCCTTTTTGTTTAGTGGTGTCCAATCTACTTTAGTTAGCGCATCAAGGTTTTGTGTAGGCCAATTATGTCTTTGTTTACCCAAATGAACAAGTCCCATTTCCTGCAATATCCAGGCGTCACATTTGTCGTCGGCCCCTGGATTGGACCAAATCTTTCCTGTCCTAGCAGATATCGCTGAAAGAACCTCAAGCTTTGAAGCATTGCCTTTACCCGTTGCAAATTTAGCCCTACATGTTGGTGGAACAATAACGCACGGAACCCCTATTTGCCAAAATAATAGTTTAACTACCCCGCCCAATTCACCAATGGAAAAAGCTTGGCCACTACGGGACGCGAATGAGTAGCCCTCAAGAATTACTGCTTTCACATCAAGACTATTAATTAATCTTTCGATTTCTTGTTTTATTAAAAACAGCCTTTCCAATCCGGTCGCATCAAAAGACACTGTCCCGGTTTGTTCCCCGTACGAATACCCAGTAGAGGTTAACGAAAGATCGAGACCCAAAACGTCATTTATCACTGACACATACTAACCTAAAAGCAAAAACCCACCGAACATCTAGCTAGTCCGGTGGGTGTTATTCAAAGCAGTGGTGGCTGCAATGAATACTTGCCGTGGTTAAACCACTCGATTCTTGGACCACCGCCTTTCTTCCGTGAAGGGTAGATATGGCTAGACGCAACAAGATTATCATTTGAGTTAATAGGCAATAAGTGAAGAGCTTTTAAATAATATTATTTAAAAACAAACACGCAAAAGCCGAGTGAGTCCCCTCACCCGACTTTCGCGCCTATAACGGTCCTAAGTGCTACCAGATTACACCCGCAATAAATAGTGAAAGTGTTAACTATAAAACTATTAAAAATTATTTTTCCCAACCATGTTTTGCAAGACCTAAATCAAAAGCGAGTTGTGGGTAATGACCAATCCTTACGTGACACGGCCTGCAGACAGCAAGAACATTTTCTTCATCAATAATTGAACCACCCTGTGAACGACGAACTATTTCGTGAACATCTCTGCTTAGGTGTTGGTTGTATGTTGCTTTTTTATCATGTGCGGCAAAAATTTTACAGGCCTGGCACATTGGTCTCTCTTTGAGTATTTTTTCTACGAATTTGCGACGCTCAACATATAGCTCTTCTGTTTTTTTGCTTCGTTTTTTTGGTAAGCCGCTTCGCTTTATTGGTTTATTTCTTCGAATCATCACGGCACCCTTCGTGCCCCCTTGGGGCTACATCACAACGAATCAACGTCGATGTTGTCAAACGTCCATTTGTTATCAAGAGTATCCCACAACGAACGGTCCACCGCTGTATCTTCTAGGTCAAATTCACGAAGCATTGAGCGATGCGTGGCGATGGCGCGCTTAAAAAAATCAACCTGCTCCCATCCATCGTTTTGCAGCTCCTGCCCTGTTGTGATCATTATCGCAACTTCATCAAGCCGTCTATCAACATGAAATTTAAATCTCTTAATTCTTGTCGCTTTTGTTTCGTAATAAGAACCAGCTTCCTTGGTGAGCCTTGTGCCTGCCCTCCCGAGGGCGCTATACCTTGCAAGGTCCGACTCGGAGTCTGTCTCTATGTCTTCAATTTGGCGTTTTAGGTTGTCCGAAAGAGCAAGTAATGCATCTTTCCATTTTTCCCAGTTTTCACGTTTCATTAATTCTTTTTTATGTAGGGGTGAAAGTTTATTTTTGACCTCTTCAGCCACCATGCGCGCAAAAGCATCTTCATTAAGCATCATTTATTTCTCCTTATTTCCAGGCTGGACAAAAAGACTTGTATCCACACCATCCGCACAGAACGGATTTGCGTGCCTCAAAGTGTCCAGACGTACAGCGTTCATCAATCATAGATTTTGTTTCTTGAATTTTTTCTACAACTTTATTTACATCTGCTGTCGTTATTTGCATTTCAAATTTCACTCCGTCTTTGAGATACAGAAGTTCCGCAGATGCCCCAGCAGAATCAACCCCGATACTTGATAGGAGTTGAGAATAAATAATTAATTGAAAAAATCTATCCTCAATATCGTTTTTTCTTGGAGTCTTGCCAGTTTTGTAATCACTAATTTTTGCGGACCCAGTAGATTCATTTTGAGTTAATCTATCGATAAACCCACGAATTTTTACTCCACCGATTCCGCCGCTAACAAACGACTCAAGGCTGTGCGGTTTAACCAACCGAGGGTCCTCGAGCATCCAAAGATTTTCAACACACCACCAAGCTGACCATCTAAAAAGTTTAAGTTCTTTTTCTGTGGTTACGACTTCCTGAACCTGAACTTCCCATTTACTGCTCCACTGTTCTTTTGCAATAAGTTTTGCTTGCTCTTGTGTTCTGAACTCTGGAGGAAGTTTGTACATCTCTTCAAGAATGTCATGCACAAAATTCCCCAACAAAGCTTCTTTGCCGCTTGGGTCCTTGATGTTGTCAATTTTGCTGTATTTAAACTTCAAAGGACATTGATTAAATGTTGAAATAGAAGACGGAGAAAGGAACTCTGGCGCCTTTAGGGGCTGGTCTTGATTATTTGGTTTCGGCATATTTGCCACCAAACTGAATACGCAGAGCTTCAACAATTAATGCCTGCAATTCGTCCAGTGTCGCCGTTGTTTTTGTCGGCTTTGGCTTTCCTTCGCTATGGGTTTCCCAAAAATTATTAAGTTCCGTTTTTTGTTCTTTACTTAATCCCTTTGTGATATCAACAAATGACTCCCATTTTTCTTCAAGTTCTGTTTTGGGCGCGACCGCTGCTGCCTCTTGTTGCATTTGAGACCCAGCGCCAGAAGCTATGGCCTCCTCCACATCAATAGCATCTGCCGAGCGCGACAAGTAAAGCCCAACGCCAAGTTGTTGAGCTGCTTTTTTGAGCGCATCAGAAACTGCCATTTTTCTTGAGTTTCCATAATCAAGAGGTTTGCCGGTGGATTTAATTCTTTTAATTGTTGCGCCACCAACAGCGTGTTTAATAACTCGCTTGCCATTCCCAAAATCAACCGTCAGACTAACGTGCGCACTAAGTTCGTCAACGTTCGTTGATACTTCATCACAGCTAATAATTTCAAACGACCAACCATCTACTCCGAGAACTTTGTTCAAACGATTAATTACTTCGCTCACTGGAATAAATTTCAAATTAGTTCCAGAAAGCGTCATGATTTTTTCCATCTCCTCTGGAAATGGTGCATACAGCGCTTGCATTACATTTTGCTCATTGTTTGTTTGTTGATCCATACTTAATTGCTCCTTTTTCTAATGATTATTTTGATTGTTTGTTGTAGTTATTGTTTTGGCTTGCGAACAATAATGCTTGTTTTTAGGTCCCCAACTTCACAGTAGTTGTCGGGATTAATTCCTATTTTATTCAACTCTTTTACCCTCCAATAAGATGGAGCACAATAGATAAGCATGTCCATTGCGATTTCTTGTGGAGATTTGGTGACCTCTCCGGTGTCCATGTCGACGGCCATTTTGGTTAGTTTGTCAGCGACCGCAGAACCAATGTCCTTATGTTTCCATCCCTTGCGTTCATAGGATGAAGTCTTTTCAATTTTCACGCCGTTTGAAAGATTGACTTCCTGTTCGTCGCCAATAATTTTTCCCATTGAAAAAGAAAACGAATCATAAGCAGTCGTTAGGTCGCGCTTAAGAAAATTTAATTCAGCAAGCAATTCACATGCTTCGATTAAGTCGGGAGAAGAATCTGCGTACTCCATTAATTCAGAATCAAGCTCAGCTATGAGCGTTCTAATAAGGCCTAATTTTTCATTGTTCATTTTAGTTAATATCCTTGTGGTAGGTGTTGGTCTATCTCTACAGCAGTATAGAAACTTTTCTTCGCTGTGGCAACCCCAAGCCAGTTAAAAATGTAAAAGCCCCAACAGCTGAGTCAATTTGGTCGTCATGGTCACAGGACTCAGGGAACGATGAAAATTCATCAAGCCAGATAGAGAGCCATGGTGCTCGAACAATCCTGACATTCCCGTTGGCTACGGCGGCAGCAAACGGCCTTGCTCTAGTTTCCTTATCTCCTGTCGACCTAATTGCGGAAAAGTCATACCCCGAAAGCACGTACCTGGCATACTGATCAACCAGAGCCTTGCCAGACGAACCAGGTTCTTGTTCCATCCGAATGGCCACCCCGTGACCGTCTTCGTTGGCTGTTTGTGCTAATAATTGCTCAACCTTCGACCCTTTAACACGAGCTCTTTTAACATCGAGAACATAGGACACCCCTTCATCTAATAGCATTAGGGTACCTACGGTCCAGTCTGGGTCGGGATTCGATGAAGTTGGCTCAGACGCTGCAAGGTCCCAAAACCTAACAACCCTGGCAGAGCTGGTTATTTTGGGTAGTTCATTCGAGTCAATAATGACAAAAGAGGTTCTGTCGAAAAGTGTTCCTAAAGTCGTGCTCCACCAGTCACCTTCTTCTAGTCGTCTTCTTTCAATTGGGTCAAGTGCCTGAAGCGCTTGACGATAAGAAACCGCATCAATGCCTGGGTTGTCAGTCAGTTTTGACGGAACAAAAATTCGCCCTTCATTCCTTCCCTCAATTATAAATCTTTGCCTAACCCAGTTTGGGGCCGGGTTAGATGCGCACCTCATTCGTAGGGGAATTTGTGATACCGGGCCACTAGCTGGTCGGCGCAATCGAGAAAATAGATATCTATAGTCAGACTCTCTAATTTCAGTAACTTCATCCATGCCTATAAATTGAAATTCCGAACCCTTATAACGCAAGTAATCATTGACATTGTTTAGGTAGCCGAACGAAATTCTCGCCCCAGAAGGGAACGTTGCAATAAAGGTATTACTATTCCAGTGAATGTCGTCGTAGTTGGACATCCACGATTTAAAACGATCCATAAGAGCTCCAGGCAGCGATAGGTCAGCAAATGTTCTACGAAAAAGAATTGCCGAATACCCAGGAATGTCGACATATTGGAGAGCGGCCATTAATAAAGCCGAAGATTTACCTCCACCAGCCGCCCCTCCGAAAAGGGCCTCAAGAGCATGCGTACGTAAAAAGACTTTTTGATTCAATGAAGGCTCTTCGGGGCAAAAAGGGGTATTTTTGGGCGTCAAATATTTGAGCACCTCTTCCCAATTCGGTTTATTGGCCATCAACTATACATTCCCTAATGTCGTATCTTCTTTTATAGGCTACTGTATGTTGTATGCCAAAAATAAGAACTCTGCTCAATAAACTTTTATTGTGGCTTAAACCAAAGATAAATAGAGGTACGTTCGCTAATCTGTTCATGATTTCATTTATACTATGTACAAGTATTGGAGCAGGTTTAATATTCCCGCCCGCGGGATTGGTGGTTGCCGGTGTGACGTGCGGTCTATTTGGATATTTGTTAGGACTTGAGTAAAATATGGCTTGGAATTCACGAGAAAATAAATCCCTGAGCCAATCACAGCAGAAATCTGTTCTGGGATATGGTGCGCCAGTTTCGTCAAACCCAAGTTATGCCGATAAACCATACAGAGATTCATGGGACATAGAGCGTGCCTATCGAGAGGGAATGCAAAAAATCACCTGGGTTAACAGGTGTATTGATGCTATTGCCGGCAATCAAGCAAGACTTCCAATTATTCTAAGAAAAGAAAATTCCAGACATGGCGAAATAGTCCTCGGCAAAGAAGCAAAGCGTTCCACCTTGCTCGAACTCTTAAATACAAAAGCCAATATCGGAGAAAACGCATTCATTTTTCGATACAGGCTTTCTGCTCAGCTATTGCTTGGCACAAGAGGTGCGTTCATTGAAAAGATTCGCGGAAGAGACGGCGGCATTATCGGTTTAAATCTCCTCCCCCCGCAGTCAACTGCCCCAATTCCTTGTCCTCGCAGATTTGTTTCTGGATATGAAGTTCAAATGCCGTATGGCCAAAAAGTAATAATGAAGCCTGAGGATGTTGTTTGGATAAGGAGACCGCACCCGCTCGACCCGTATCTGTCGCTTACACCACTAGAAGCATCTGGGGTGGCTATCGAGATTGAGAATTTAGCAAAACTATACAACCGCAACTACCTATTAAACGATGGAAGACCTGGTGGGCTTCTTGTTGTTAGAGGCGAAATTGACGAAGACGACAAAGAAGAATTACGCAATAGATTCAGGGGCAATTTAGGCAAAACTGGTCATACGACAGTTATCGCCGCAGACGAAGGCGTTGATTTTGTTGACACATCAGCAAACCCAAGAGATGCTGCTTATATTCAAATGCGACAAATCACAAAAGAAGAAATTCTTGCTGCATTTGGCGTACCGGAATCAGTAATTGGAAACGCATCTGGTAGAACATTTAGTAATTCATCAGAAGAAATTAGAGTATTTTGGGTTGAGACAATGTTGCCCCACCTTGAACCAATAGCACGAGCAATCGATGAACTTGATGATAAATACTATCTCGACTTCGACACCAGCAATGTTCCAATCTTGCTCCTTTATAAGCAAGAGCGCGATAGGTATCTTAAAGACGAACTGAGCCAAGGCCTGATTTCCGTCAACGAATACAGGACCGCAAGTGGAAGAAAAGAAGTTCAAGCAGACCTCGCTGACTCCCTATTGATGAATCCAAATCTGATTCCAATTGCAAACACAAAAAAGAAAATGGAAGAAAATACTGCTCAAATCCCCGGGGGAGCACCTGGCGCTCCTGGAATGCCACCTATGCCCGGAATGCCTCCAGCTGCAGCCCCAGTTCCGCCTCTTGACCCAAACACCATGCAGGGAGCAATGGCGGAGGCGGTTTCGGAAACTACTGGCGACATGGCTCAAACAACACTTCCACCAGAGGTCGCCGGTATGGCACCAGCAACCGGGGTCGCCCCAATCCCTTCAGGAATGGCCAGCGATTCATCTGGTGGTTTTAGATATAAATCAGAATTCAATGAAGAGTTTGATAAGTCCGAAATGGCGATGGAACGATGGTCGGAGATTTTGTCTAGAGGTATTGAGAGGGTTCTTGAGCGACAGCAACGTGTTGTTCTTGAGAAGACGAGCAGCAGTAAATCCAAAAAAGCTTTGATGTCTGGAACCCTTGATCTCGATTCTATTTTTTCCATAGAAACATGGAATAGGCAGATGGAGGACGACCTACGGCCGGTTCTCCTAGCGATAGTGAATGATTCCCATGAATTCCGAAAAGAATCATATTCCCAAAAAGGAATAAAATCTAAAGCCCTTTCTCCTGCCACAGTTAAAAATCATGTTGATTCTCAAATCGCGGAAATATTATTAATCAACTCTAATTTGCGCTCACAAATGGAAGAAATGATGATGAAATCATTCTCTCATGTGGGTGAAGAGCAAAGATTTTCTTCTTTTAGGGAAGAACTAGTTGGTATGTATGCAAATGTTCTTGCAAAAGACCAGTTGGAAATATCAGAATCAGAAGCGAAAAAAGCCTGGACATTTGGACAGTTCGCTTAGTTTCACTAAACAATTTCTGTAAAATATTTGATTTGATCGAATACTTGCACTCTGGGAGCAATTTCTCGTTTATTATCGACTAACAGCCGAAAAAAGTTGGTTTAAATACAATGTCCACAGAAACATTTGAGTACAAATCCACGTCCATATCTGGCTCTCAACAAGTCAAGGGCGCAGTAAATTTGGATGAGGCTCAAGGTATTGTCGAATGTTTCGTCGCCGGTATTGGCAACAAAGACTCGGTTGGCGACGTTTGTGCGCCGGGAGCTTTCACAAAAAGCCTTCTTAGGCGCAAGCCTCGTGTGGTTTGGGGTCACAACTGGAATGACCCAATAGGTAAGGTCTTAGAAATTTATGAAGTTGGATCGACGGACCCACGCCTACCGCTAAAAATGAAGATGGCAGGAATTGGTGGTCTTTTCGCAAAAGTTCAATTTAACTTAAATTCTGAAAAAGGCAAAGAAGCATTTGCTAATGTTGCCTTCTTTGGCGAAGAGCAAGAGTGGTCAATTGGCTATAAAACACTTAGAGCTCAATTTGACCAGAAATCTCAAGCAAATATTCTTTATGAGGTTGAGTTGTACGAGGTAAGCCCTGTGCTTCACGGAGCAAACCAGCTCACCGGAACAATTTCGGTAAAAGCCGATGACTCCGCGTATGGTGGCGCTGTTGCATTGATGCCCGAAAGTGAGGACGATAACGGATTTGAGGAAATGGAAAAAGAATTGAGCAGACTGCTCAACGCTAAGGTTTCCATAAATGCAATAGAGGGAGACAGCGTAATATTTACCCGACAGGAAGCTGTCGGCGCCAAGAAATATCGATGTGGATTCATGAAGAACCACGGAAGATATATGTTCGGAATACCAGAAATGATTTCCACCCCGCAGAGTATGCGACCTATGTCTCCGATGCCGGTTGTATCAGGAAGACCGATGCCGCCAAATGAGCCGCAGAGAATTGTAAGACCACAACAAATGCCCTCAATTCCTGTTGCCGTAAAACCAAGCAGCGACGGCGTAATGATGATTCCTCTTCCAGCGATTCGCTACGATTCTTCATCTAAACCACAAATAGATAAAAATAATCTCGATCAAGAAGAATCAGATTTGCGCGATGCGCTTTTAAAAATCGTAAAACGTCATGGAAAACTAGATGAAGATGGAGACGGAATCTGGGCGGGCTACTATCCACCAGAAAAAAATCCAGTCGCGTCAATCGGAGTTAAGTGCGCCAATTGTGTTTTCTATAAAGGCGGTTCTAGTTGTAAAATTCTTGCGCTCCCCGTGCACCCGGAAGGGAAATGCAGATTTGCGGTAATCCCAAACGGCGTTGTTGTTGGCAGCAGCTCCAAGGAGCTCGAAGACCTCGCAAGCGAAGCAGAGGACTCGATTATCGAAACACTTGAAATGAAATATCCAGGAGAATTTATTCTTGGTGTACTGAGAAACACTGTCGGTAGAAGAAAAAAGAGAAGACAGAAGTACAAGAATCTTTCCGAGTTCGGCGACGCAGATGACACCGGTGAAAAGGCCTACCTAATACCGGTAGAGCCAGATTTTGCGTTCAGTGTAAAGACAGCGCTGGATCCTATATTTGATTATCACAGAGCAGAAACATTTGTTGACAAAGAGGGCATAGTGATATCTTCCGGAGTGACGGAAGAATTGATTGATGCACTCGATACCGCCTTCCACAACATAAAAAAAAAATTCCAAGAACATAATGTAGAAGTCAAAGCGCTTGGTTACAGAATCGGTCGCTCACTTGCTTCAAGGGCGATAGATAGACCAAATATCGGCGGGAAAAAACGTGGTCGTGGATTTGGTATGCCGGAAGGCGACCTCAACCCAATGACCAGAGTTGACAAAAACAGAGATGGAACACTGTTTGACAACATACCAGGATGGGAACAACCAGACCCGACACCGGATGGACCTGGTTCAATCAATAACGCAAAACTTTCTTCTACTCAAAAAAGAGACATTGACAAAATTTCTGGAGAAGCTAATAAGATAAAACCACAAGACAGCGAAATAATAAAAAGTCGCAAACCAAAGTACGACGTCAACGAACTGGACGACATTCTTGGGGAAGATAAAAAGAAGCCATCTAAAAAACCTGTAGCAAAAGCAACTCCGATTAAAAAAGAAAAAGCCAAACGCGGCGAGTACGACTTCTCTAAGGGTCCTAAAAAAGATAAGCCAATCAAAACCCCATCTCTCGCATCAGGTGAAGAAAAAGACAAGAAACCAAAGACTCCTTCGCGCAAGAAACCAAAGATGACCGATGAGGAAATCTACAAAAAAAGAATAACGACGAAGGCATCACTTCAGGAGCTAGCCGATGAGCTCGGCATCTCAAGAATGGAAGTGAGAAAGCGCGAACAGCGCCACATGCGCAAGTTGCGCAATGATAAACAAAGTCCTTCTCTTTCGTCTGGCGAAAAGAATGAGTGGGCGACGGCGCGTGGTTACGAACCAGACAGATTTGATCTCCGCGAGGCCGTAGAACAAATAGGTAGAGGGAACATAATGGCCATTTCTGGTGGTCGTGTTGAAAGAAGAGGGAATGAAATGATTCTCCCTTCGACAAAAGACCAACAAGTCGTAATCGGATACAACGCAGTTCCTGACCTTTACTACGTTCGAGCGGAACAAAAAGTTAATACTGGCAAAAACAAGGGTAAGAATAAAATTCTTGCTCAATGGGACGACGTCTATGCCGACGAGTTGGGTGAACTTGCGTATCAAGCAAGCCTAAAGCCGGCATTGTTAAACAGCGAAAACAAAGAGTATTGGAAGCTTGGAAAAGGCAATCAATTCACTGACAAACTTATTGATAGGAGAAGCGGAAAACTCGTAGATGACGAAGTTTCAGAAAAACCTTCTTCTACTCCCTCAAAAGAAGAAACCCCATCTCTTTCTTCTGGTGGGAGAGGACGTGATTACTACAAATACGACATAGATACGAGCGACAACGGGAACGGCCTGCTTGATCAAATTCATGACGCTCTTGAAGAAAACCCACTACTCAAAGATGACATTACGGCCGACATAGCGGACATGCTTGGTGGAGACGGAATAGTTGAAGCAAATGGATTCGATACACGAAAAGCATTCAATCTCGTAACCGGAAGTGATGATGATTTCCAGGGCTACTTAGACGTCGTTGACGATGCAATGGATGCACTTAAAAATGGTTCACTTGCAAAGCATAAAGCGACGGTTCGTGACGCCAATACAACTCTTGATTCGCTCAAATCCGGAAGCGATGAAGCCGGAAAACTTGAAGCATTGAGAGACAGGTCGTATGAGTGGATTGGTGATATTAATAAATATTCACGAATATCCACAATTAAAGATAAAAAGAACATCGAAGCAAATGATGTTGCAGCACGGATGGTTTCAAAAGAGCAAGACGCTCTCTGGAATGCTCGTTCCGCTATAACAGAAAAATACATAGAAGATGTCATCTCTGCAAAGAAAGAATCAAAGCGAAGGGTTCCAATTGATGATGTGGATACAGAAAAAATTCCAGATTACGAATTAGCTCTTTCTTCTGGAAGCGTATTTAAAAACAAGCCAGCATCAAAAACATTAGATAGCAAATCGGATGGATTATCTCTCTCGTCTGGGGAAAATAAAAAAATCTATGACGAAATAGGTAAATCAATTCTCGAGGCACTTATCGAGATGCAAAAAAATCCACAATCCAGATACTGGGATGTTCCGTGGAGAACCCCTACTCTTTATGCAAAAAACCCAACAAAGGGTCGCTTATATCAGGGCATGAATGCATTGCTTCTCGCAAACTCTCATAGACAAAATCAATACAGAGGAAATTTTTGGGCTGGAAAATCTCAGTGGGCAAAATTTGGCGGAACTGTAGAAGATGGAAAGAGCGGAGTAAATATTCTCGTTCCAAGAGAGACCCCAACTGGCAAAACTTTCATTGTACAAACTGTCTACAACCTGGACGACATTGAAGGCTTGCCAGATTCTTACGTCAAAAAATTATTAGATGTGGGCAAAGAGCGTCTTGACCCAGCAACCAAAATCAAAGACGCAGAGTCTGTCGTTGACGAAATTAAACCAGAGATTAGGTTCGGTGGAGATTCTGCGTATTACTCAATCACGAATGATCACATTCAGATGCCCCCATACGAAATGTTTAAATCCCCTGAGCAATATTACTCAACACTTTTGCACGAGCTAACGCACTGGACTGGCGGAAAATCCCGTCTTGCAAGAAAGCAAGTAGGTCTACAAAAAGACGAAGAAGCATATTCATTTGAGGAATTAATTGCCGAAATGGGTTCGTCATTCCTTCTTGCAGCACTTGGTATCACGCCAGAAGTAAGACAAGACCACGTTGTTTATATTGAAAGTTGGATTTCAAATCTCACAAAGGACCCAAGTGCATTTATTAGGGCAATGAACCAAGCACAACAAGCTGCTGATTGGGTTATGGACAGATCACCCACATTGAGAAGACTTGCCGGCGTACCAGATAGCGAAAGAAAAGGCAAACCTGATGCAACCAAGGAAGTTGCGGAAGCCGCAACCGAATCTGTTGATGCAGTAAAAGATTCGACTCCATCTCTATCTTCTGGTGCACAAGTCGGTGTACGGAAAGTAAAAGAGCTTCAATACTTTGGCGACGAAGATCAATATGGCTCTGGAGTTGTTGATAGAGATTCACGGGGACGTATTCTTGATGCGGCTGGCGCTCTTTCTCTTTCTAGCGGCGCGAAACCGATTAAAAGTGTAGATGGGAAAATAACAGTACCAAGACCTAGCGACAATGTTCCATACAGAGAAAAATACAAATTTCTCGCTAATGAATTTGAACCAACAGAGCAACAAAAAGCATCAATGGATGTACTGCAACACATGCTCAAAGAAAAGATAAATGGCATCATCGCTATTGGTGCTGGGGCTGGTTCGGGCAAAACAACAAACTTAAAGCAAAATGCGCGTGCCGTTGCCGCAATTTTCCCTGGCAAACAAATTTACTATACCGTATTCAATAGGGGAAATGCTAAAGACGGTAACCGAGTAATGCCAAGGAATACCGGCGTAGCAACAAGCAATCAAATTGCATACTGGTCGCTAGTTCTTGGAACCGGTGACAAATTTTACGGAACAGGCACTGCAAAAAAAATACAACTTGGAGTCGGACCGAGGGAAAAAGTATATCTACGGGGTGCAAAGAAAAATACGGTAAAAGAATATACAGATTTTGAAGGGAACAAGCTTCAATTTACAGGTGTAATACCCGGATATACAGATTTGGGTTATACGAGCTACGATTCGGAACCAAATATCATAGAAAGACTTGAGAAGCTTGGGCTTCTTAGTGACGCCGACGAGCTTCTCGGCGCTGATTATTCTCTTGCAGAAATGTTGAAGAAGGCTCTTATGAGATTTGCAGAGAGCGAAGACCCCAAATTGTCCGCGAAACATTTTTTATTGCGCGATGTGGAAATGATCTCGGCCTTACTGGATGGCAAACCAGTACCTACTGAAGAAACGATACCTAAAGAAGTTGTAGAAATCGCTCAAAAGTTATGGGATGAGACGGTAGACCCGAACAGCAATGTTTTAATTCCTCAGGAATATCAAATAAAAATGTGGGCCCTCACCAAGCCAGACCTAAGAACAGATAAGGGACTTATTGGACATAGACCAAACGAAACAATTTTTGACAGAATAAAACTTGGTACGGTCGAAGATTTAGATTCCGGGAAAATCAAAATTGGAAACATAATTGAATTTACCGTGCCAGAAACCGGCGAAAAAGTTGCCGCAGTTATCCGCAAACTTAATCCGCCATCACAAAAAGAAACAAAAAAAGGCGAGCTGACCGGAAAAAGACAAGTAACTGGTTCTGTTTCTATTGTTTCAGTAACTGCCAACAATCCGCTAGAAGTGTTTATGTTTGATGAAGCTCAAGACGTGAACCCAGTTATGGCAAAAGTGCTAGCTGATAACGCTGCGAATTTACCAATCATAATGGTCGGTGATTCGCGTCAAGCCATTTACGGATTTAGAGGGGCCATGGACGCCCTAGATAAAGCAAATGCGACATTTAGGCTCCCCTTAACACGTTCATTTAGGTATGGAAGGCTACCGGCATACCTAGCGAATGTTGTGTTGATGCAAGGAAATATTGATGACTTAAATTTCCATAGGGAAAATGAGACTTTAGACAGACACACATTTCATCACGTAGTTGGCGAAGCTCAAAATGTTGTAATCAATGCACTGAAAATTACTGGTCCAGATGGTAAAAAACTACTCCCCAAGGAAGAACTCGACAAAAAACTCAAATTTATAGAAGTGAAATACAAACTCAAGGGACGCGCAGTCAGCTTTGATGGGAAAAGTGAAAAAGAAATAAAAGAACTTGTTGACAAGCTATATGAAGAGCACGTTCCTAAAGCGAATGGTCAAATCGTGGAAAACATGACCAATCCTCAAGCCGTCTTAACATCAACAAATGCTGGCGTAATGGAAGAGGCTCTCAATGTAGTTGAAGGGGGAATACTTAAGCATCAAATTGCATATCTCGACCTTCTTGGTATTGAGGACATAACAGACGAAATAGAATTAGCTAATAGATTGAAAAAAATTTCTGAAATATACACATTGGACGGACTTGAAATAAATCTTCTTGATATCGCGGCAAACGACGGAAAAGATGCGATGCTAAAAACCATCAATGAATTAAGAGAGGAGCACGCTCCTGGTGGTGCTGATGGAAAAATTCCAGCTATAGGAATCCCGGCTGACACTCACGAAAAACTCTATGACTTCTACAATCAACTAGATTGGATTATGGGGGATCTTGATAACAAATTTGGCGTTCAGGGGCGGCCAAAAGCATCGAAATTATTGAAAGATGTCTGGAGATTCGACAAAAAGAAAAATAGATATCCAACAAAAGAGGAAATGGTCAGGAAAATAGAGAGAATGGTTCAAGGCGGATCACAGGAGCTTAAAACCTGGTATAGGCTTGCGTACCCTCCAATCGGAAAAGGCATACCAAGAGGGGCAAGATTCTTTAAAGATTTACTAAGACCAAACGGACAGGTATATAAAGACCTGAACGGGAATGAACAAAGATATCAGGGACTAAGGCCAATGCGCGAGGGGATTGAGCTCCCCAACATGGAGTCCGGTAAGGACCACATTACGGCAGATCTTATAAAGGAAACAGCGAAAGAACCATTAGGCGAAAGCAAGTCTGGAAGACGCAGAAAAATTTCATGGATAATACCCAAGAAAGATGAAGGTGATTCGTCTGGTGAGGTATTCGTAAAACTAGAACTTGACGAAAATGGCAAGTCAACCGGAGGCGTGATTATTGCGGGGAATGGCGCTCATGGTGGAAAGTATAAGTTTAGAAAATGGAATAACAAGAAAAAAGAATGGGACCCGATACAAAGCGGGCAGCCCGACAAGAAGGGGTTCGATTACTACGAAGACTTAGCAAAGGTTGCGAAAAAACTGAAAGCTGAATACCCAGACGCGGTAATTGAATTTAAGCAGGGCCTCGTAAAACAGGACGGCAAAGCTTTAACATTCCCCCCAGACACCCCCGATGATTTTAAGCCAAAACTAAATCCGAAAACAGGAAATCCTGACTCCTCCGTCGAAAGAGCATCCTTGCCTGGGTGGGTCGTGAGGGGGAGGAACCCGGAAGAGACCGCACTTATTGCCAACGAATTTGGTAACAGGGTCAGAAAATTAGCGGCCGAAGGAAATACCGACGTTGACGTTATGACTGTTCATATTGCTAAAGGTAGAGAATGGAAGAGAGTAAGGCTTTCTGACGACTTCCGAGACCCAGAATCCCTGGTCCCAACTCTCCCACCGGAAGTTTTAGAAAACCTTAAACCAAAAGAGAGACTCCGGGTTCTCAGAGAACTCGAGATGATGAAACGAGAAGAGCACAACAAGGTTTATATAGCAATAACTAGAGCACAGGAGCAAATTGATCTTGGTGTTGCTATAACAAAATATTACTTCTTAGATGAGATACCCAATACTGCTTTAACTGCTGATATCCAAGAGATCAGGAAGAGGATAGAAGATCTAGATAAAGAAATAAGCAAACTCCAAAAAAAACCCAACAGCGATACAGATCCAGCAATCAAAAAAGAAATAAATAGACTCAAAAAAGAAAAAATCGAACAGAATAAAATCCTTAATACGTCTCGAGATATGCTTCAAGCTCAAAAAGTTACTGCAGCTAAAGCAAAAATTGTCGAGAACCCAGACGGCATATACGACGACCTTCAGGCCCCAGAAGGCTTCATTACCCCTTATTTGGCCGATACGGAAGAGGCCAGAGCAAAACGCAAAAAGCGTCAAGAAGAATTAGATCAGTCGGTTAAGAGGTACTTTGAGTCACAGCGTCAAAAAGAAAAACAACAAGCAACCCCGGATGACGATGATGAAGCGATGGTCGAAGACGACTCCGGCGGGCTTGATACTGGTGAGCCAAACTTTGTAGACATATCTGGACCAGAAGATGACAGTGGAATAAGTAGCGATGATCAAGACGACGACGGAGACGTTCAATCGCTATCTCTTTCGTCTGGAGCTAAAAAGAAAACAAACAGAAGAAATAGACGCCTCCCCTACAGTCAACAAGATAGACAGAATCTCGCTGATGGAAATATTATCCGTTCGAAAAAAATTCCTAAAAAACGCAAACCAGGACCATCAACTCAAGAATTTGATGATTTAGCGCTTGCTTCCGGAGCGAAAACACCAGAGGGGAGATACGCAAGAAGACTGCGAGCAATAAGCCTCTCTAGCGGAAGTGATGATATTGGTGCAGGAGCAAAAACTCGACAAATTAACGGCAAGAGATTTGCTGCAACAATTTCTAGGCCTCGAGATCTTGCCGCCATAAGAGTGGATGGTGACCCAAACAAAAATGACGAAGTGAAAAACAAACTCGAATATGCAATGAAATTTTGGCGTGGAGTGCGTGAACGCGGCATCGCCCTGGATCCGGACGATGTCTCAGCCGAAAGAAAAGACGTTGAAATCAAAAATTCAATCTCTTCTATTTCAAAAAGAATGTCCACGAGACCAAAAGTTAAAATTGGTAAAGTTTCATCTAATCAAATAAAAGATGACGTCAACCCTGATGAGTGGTTCGTTCCTGTTTCTAAATTAAAAGACTCGATAAGAATACCAACAGAATTTTCCAATATTCCGGCCGACCCCGACTCTCCGGACGGTAGAAAAATTGCTCGCTGGACGCAGACACGCCCACTTTCCAATGACGAACTAGGGAAAATGCTTGCCCTAAGCAAGACAGACATAAAAAAATTATCTGATGATGATTCTGGCATCACTCACGACTCTGTTCGATTTCTGTTGGCTGAAATAGGTAAACAGAAAGGATTTGAAGCTTGGAGACTATTTGCTCCGACCTCTTTGAAAGAAGAAGGCGTACAAGAAATGTCGCCCGCAGATAAATTTGTCGCAAATCTAGAAAGAGCCAACATGCGTGACAGATTCATAATCGAAGCATTTGGCAAAGATGCCTTCCCCTACTGGATAGATAAGGAAGAAAATACTGTTATTGGTCAGAAAGAATATTCAACCCTTGGCGAAGTCAGTGAAATGGGCAAATTTAGGTCCACTGGAATATTCAGCAAAAAACGCGGAGCATCAGAATTCGGCTCAACCGCCGAAGAAATGCTCCTTGAGGAAGCGGTGTTTGGCGGCGATGATGGTCCGGGCGACTTCGTGAAGGAAGCAATTATAAATTCCGTATCAGCACCATCAGGTAAAACATCTAGAGAACAATTTGATATCAGCCAACTTCTTCAGGCATTAAAAATAAACGAATCAGAAGACTGGTATAAGGAGTTGCGTAAAAGAATGATGAAGGCATTTTCCACAGACGATGTTGGTCTTACATCCAAGGAAGTGGCCCGACAGTGGGAGGCCGGTGGGGTTCCTACGACATACATTAATGAAATGATCAGAACAGGCTTGATTCCTGATGCTAAATCGGTTTGGAAAAAAGATGGTGTCGGGGAAAAACTAGACAGCGAATTGGCTGCTTCAAAGCACTCTGTCTACGAAGCCCTTTTTGAGTTTACGCAAGCAAAACACGCCGCAGATAAAGCCAAAAACACTAGACGAAACAGAGATTACATTCTTGGTTCTACCGATTTTACTGTCTCGCATAAAGGGGTGGCCGCCAGGAAGGGGGCAACATTCTCAAAGAAAACCGGAGATGAAAGAAGATTTAGCCAAAGCGAACTACAGGATGTTGTAAATCGTTTTAATGAAATATTTGGAACCAATTACAAAATAGACGACATTTTCAGTGCAGAGCAATTACGCAACGCAACAAAAAGGCTCCGCGAAGAAGGTAAAACCCTATACGGCGAAGAACCTTTAGAGCTGGGTCAACGAGTTGTTCTTAAGAAAGATAAGAATAATAAATAAAAATCAGCCAGGCCATATTTTGACTAAATTGTTTAATACTGCTAATCCATTACAAAGCCGCGTGGTAGGTTATAATTTAGACCATTAACAAATGGTGGTTGGCCTATGGCCATCCGCCTGCAGATCCCAGGAGTCATATGAGCTACGACGAAAAGGCCAATGTAAGCATCGACGCTGATGGAAACGTGCTTAAGTGCGCCAAGGGTGCCTCTGCCGCTGAGTGCGGATACGTAAAGGGTGCTGATTTATGTGCCAAGTGCGGAGCGATACCGCTACAAATGAAAATGGTCCCCGTTGAAGAAATGGTTGACGAGGATATGGTCGACAGCGAAGAGGGTGACGACAAGATGCATGGCACTTGGCGGCACTCGAAATCAAAAAAGAAAAAGAAAATGATTTCAATACCGGAAGATGCGGATAATTCCGAAGAAGAAGAGGAAGAAGTTTTGGTTGGGGTTACGAAACCGGACTTGAAGAAACCGGAAGAAAAAGCCATGGACGCTGAAATGGGCGAAATGATGGCGATGGACGATGAAGATGAAGATGAAGATGAAGATGAAGATGAAGACATGGATGACGATGACGATGTCATGGATGACGATGAAGATGATGATTCGGAAGAAAAAGCGTACGGCATGGACGACGAAGATGAAGAAAAAATGTATGACATGTC